CATACATGGGCAGTAAACAACGATTATTTTAATAAATATTTCGAAGTGGTGATGGGCCGAGTATTAAGCGAGATGCAAGATGATAGAATGCACTTGTGGGTAAGTTATGAAGGTAAAGACGATTATGACAGAATAAATTATTTATGTATAACTAGGATATTAAACGATCCTTTTACAAGGAAAAAAAATCTAAATATTTTTGCCATTACAAGAATTCATGATGTTGAGAAATCTATTGCAGACCAAATGTGGGTAGAAGCATTTTCAGTAATTATGCAATTTGCTTCAGCTTGTAAATGTGAAGGTGTTTTAGGAACAACACTATTGGAGCATTTATTTAATAAAGCGAAACAAACCGATTTATTTGGTGAAGCATTGTTTTCCTACAAAATTTATTGGCCCGTAAATCCCAAATGAAAATTTACAGAAAAGTTATATGGGAATGGGTTGATAACCAACTTGTTCAAACTTATGAAGATTCATTTACTTATGAAGGTGAATTGGTTCTTGCTGAACAAGTTGTTGAAGAAATTGTTGAAGAAAGTCCATTTTCCGATCTTCCAGGGTCTATAGTTGGTGCGATTGTTACCGCAGGTGGAACTGCGTTAAGTGAAGGTTTTAATCATGCTGAAGAGCAAATTGACACTAGCATGGGTGTTATTGAGGACATTGGGAACAATCTTGCTGACAACATAATAGAAGCAACCACCTCTGTTGAAGTTGATCTTGATGCAGATTTAGAACTTAAAACAGGATCTTCAGAATCTTTTATTGTATTTAATCCATTTAAACCTCAAGTAACATCGTTGCCGTTAATTTATGGAACCAGAGAAACAGAAGGAAAATTAATATTTCAAGAAACCAATGCTGATCCTGGCGAATATCTATATCGGTATTTTGCATTATCTGAAGGACCAGTAACTAGCATTTCTGCTGTTAGTGAACCTGTACTAACTAATGACATAGCTGATGGTAATGGCAATAGGTATTATAAATGGAGATTTAGGGCTTCACGTGGTTCTGATTCTGGTGCAAGTTATACTTCTTATGATAGTTCTGGCACAGTTTATAACTTACTGCATTCATGGACAAATGGTGAAACAGGTAGTTTTGTAACAACGTCATATTTGCCACCAACATGGTCACGATCTCATGTGGGTAAAGGGATTGCCATAGCTTTTAATAGATTTTTATATGGTGAGGGAGATGTTGGGGATGGTACAGCAGTTATCAACCTGACAAAAGTACCAAAAATAATTTACACAGTTGATGGTATTTCTCTTTCAGGAAATAACGATAATCCTTCAAATATTTTAAAAGACTATTTAACCAACACACGATATGGCGCAGGTATTGACTCAAGCAAAATAGATACAACCAGTTTTAATTCTGTAAGAGATTATTGCGATGAATTAGATAGTGGCAATAAACGATTTACCTGCAACATCATTTTAAATACTCAAAATGCAGTATTAGATAATGTTAAATTAATTCTTCAAACTTTTTTTGGTCAACTACATTTTCGTAATGGAAAATATTATTTACATACTGATCAAGCGTTTTCAGGTACACCAGTTGTTAATTACAGCACTTTAAATATTATTGGTGGAATTACGGTTACAGTTCCATCAAAAGAAACCAGAATTAACCAATGTATTGTAACCTATTTTGACAAAAATAATTCTTATCAACCTGCGGAAGCTATTTGGCCCGATCCTAATGTAACTGCGGAAAATACGACTAGAAACACTTATTTAAGCCAAGATGGCAATGAAGAATTGATAAAAAGGGTTTCTATTCCTGGCATTACTAATTTTAACCAAGCACGATATATCGCACAAATAGCAGTAAAAAAATCTAGGCAAAGCACTATCGTTGCAATGAATACAACCGCAGAATCAGCTAACGTGGTTCCTGGCGATATAGTAACTCTTACTTGGGATTCACTATCTTACAGTAATAAGGAATTTAGGGTTCGTGAAATTAAAATTTCACCATACGGAGGAATGAATTTAACTTTACAAGAACACCAAGATTCTTTTTATGTTCGTGATACAGTAACCGACACAAGTGTTATAAGTGGGATTAACACAGGCACACCAACAATAGATGCTGTAACTGGATTAAGTGCAGTTGAACAAATTTATTCAACACGGGATGGTGCAGGTGTTAAAACAAAAGTAGTTCTTTCATGGAATGCTGTTAACAGTACATTTCTTGACAGATATTTAGTTGATTATAAATTAAGTTCTGCATCATCTTATACACCTGCTTTTGAAACAGATTTGATTTCAGTTGATCTATTTGACTTTGGTATTGGTGCATACGATTTTCGTGTAAGAGCCAAACGACTTGATGGAGTTTTATCAACTGCATCAACCACTACACTAACCACAACTGGTTTAGCAACACCACCATCTAAAGTAGAAAGATTGTTTGTTAATTCAATGGGTACTATGGCATTGCTTCAATGGACGTTATCATCTGATTTAGATGTAGTTCAAGGTGGTTATTATTCAATCAAACATTCGGTTGATACTGGTGCAAGTAGTTGGTCACAGGGAGTAAAAATTAGTGACAATGTTGCAGGTCACCAAAACTCGGCAATTGTTCCATTATTAAGTGGAACTTATATGATTCGTGCTCATGATAGTTCTGAGCAGGTATCATTACCAACCTTTGTGCAATCGGCAGGTTCTTCCTTGCAAGCATTACAAACAGAAGCATCAGTAACAGAAGAACCAGATTTCACAGGTACTAAAGTAAGAACAGTTGCAGTTGATGACTTATTAAAAATTGAATCTGAGTCAGAACTTGACTCAATTTCAAACTTTGACAATATTACTTTATTTGATCCATTAAACGGAATTTGGAATACATCAAGTTCTGGTTACAGTAGTGAAGTTCCTCAATACAACTTTGCTAATACTATGGATCTTACTACAGTTAAAACAGTTCGATTAAGGCAGTACATTAATTCAGCTTCAACTTCAGTTTTTGATTTAATAGATGAAAGAGTGGCAAACATTGACACTTGGGAAGATTTCGATGATACTGAGTTTGATAAAACTTCAGTTAGAATGCAGGTAAGATCAACTAATGATGATCCATCTGGTACACCAACTTGGGGGGAATGGACAGACTTTTATGTTGAAGAAAGATCCGCACGAGCACACCAATTTAGAATTTTCCCAGAAACAGTTGATTCCGACTACAATATTACAATTAGAAACCTGCAAGTGATTGCGGAAACATTAGCTTAAAAAACCACTATGAGCCAACACGATTATGTAATTAATAACGATTCTGGTGCATCTGTTAGAGCCGATATTAACTCCGCTTTAAGCGCAATTCAAACGCTAAATTCTGGAACGTCCGAGCCTTCGTCAACGGCGGCGGGAATGCTTTGGCTCGATACGACGGGCGGAGCGCCTTACGGGTTAAAAATACGCGATGCGGGTAATAACCATTGGCTGACCATTGGATCAGTTACCGATCCAGGCGCTAATGGTCATCTTGATTTATTGCCTGGGAAAATTAATTTGCCTTCAAGTGGTGGGATTTATGAATCAGACGGATCAACGGAGATTTTAACGGAATCAAGCGGTGCGGTTACATTAAAAAATACGACAATAGATGCAACTGCAACTTTTCCAACTGGAGTCGTTATTGGAATGGCTTTTCTTGCTGATGTACATGATGGAAGTAGAGGAACAGGAAGTTTAGCTGGTGATCACTTAAGGGATCTAAATACAACTTTATTTTCTGTAAATTGCCCTGTAACAATTTCATCAAATGAGTTTTCTTTTAATGAAGCAGGCGATTATATAATAACTGCTAAAGGGACTGCCTTCGCTGTTAATAATAATTTTGTTTATTTAAGTACCGATGGAGGTTCGACAGAATTAGCAACTGGATCATCTCGATACGTACATAATTCTGGGTACGCAGATGTAGTTTCTACGGTAAGCACAAAAGTAACAATTGGTGCAAGTGAAATTACATCAGGGGGTTCACAAAAAGATTTTGGTGTCTGGCATTATGTTTCTACTGCAAATACTTCAAATGGTTTTGGAGTAGGGACAGGAGGAACAACAGTAGAACAATTCACTCAAGTTTTAATTCATAGGATTTCGTCATGAAACATCCAGATAATTATTTTAGATATCAGTTAGAAACCAAAATTGTTTGTTCTAGAGAGCCAATGCCTAAACACGCTGGTAAGGAAATTTTACCAACTGATCCAATATTTGCAGAAAAATGGGCAGAAGAACCAATGCGGTTATTGCGATTGAACAGAAACCAAAAACTATCAGAAACCGATTGGTGGTGTTGTTCAGATCGTATCCCTACAAAGGCACAACTAGATTACCGAACTGCTCTTAGGAATTTGCCTGCAACTGCAACACCAAGCCTGGATGAAAACGGAAATTTAACAGGGGTAAATTGGCCCACAAAACCTGAATAATGGATCACCATTTCCCAACTTACCCACCACCTCAACCACAGGGGCTTATGGAAGTTGATACAATAGTTTCTTTAGTTGAACGAATTGGCTTACCTGCGGTTATTATTGGTGCGTGTATGTTTTATATTTGGAAAAGCCAATTAGCCCATAGGGAAGAAATTAAAGAATGGAATCAAAAAGATTCAAAAGCCGATGAAAGACTTATTGATTTAATAAAAGAACAAAATTCATCGAGTGAATTGGTAGCTAGTGCATTAAATAATTTGACAATAGCCTACAAAGACATTGCTAAAACAAACGAAAGATTGGCAATGGAAATTAAGGGAATGGCAGAAGCAATTATAAGGAATCGATAATGGCTGAAACTATTGAGAAAATAACAAGATCGGACCCGCCTACCAAAAATGGGAAAAGAGAACATACTGTAACCGAAAAGATTGTTCTTAGGAGAGCATCATTTAGGTTTCTTTTAGCGATTCTTATTTTAGGAATTTATGCGTTTACGATATACAGTTTAATGTACCAACCAATTAATATGGATGATAAAACCTCGACACTTTTGGTAAGTGTGATCGGTGCCTTAACTGTGTTAATTTCGCAAATCGGAAGTTTTATGTACGGTGATCCAAAAAGTGATACTTCCGACAATAAAGAGAATAAAGAAGTCCAAGAAGAAGGCCAGAAACAAGAAGGGAAAAAGTGAAACTACTTTCTTTTTTCTATGATTTATTTTCAACTTCAAAAACTGAAAAGGATCCCATGCTTAATCTGGTACTCCCTTTTGTGGCAAATATGCTACGAGATATGGTTGTTGACAAGGCGCAGTCGTTAGCATCTGAGCATCTTGAAGAACATCTTAATAAGTTGCCAAAAGAGGCTCGTGAGGCTCTTGATGATGCGGTTAACGGTGACAATAGTCATGGTCACAAAAATCTTGTCGACCTCATTAAAAGCTGAAGAACCATATTTATTAGCAATGCAGATTTCAGCAAATTTTACATTACAGGAATTGGTTTACAGTCCAACTGCACTTCATGCAGGCATTGATCAAGAAGATCATCTTGACCATAATGCGGTTAGCAGAATAACAGCTTTGGTGATAAATGTTTTACAGCCTGTCAGAAATCAATTTGGGCCGACTAAGGTCAATTCCTGTTTCAGATCCAAACCACTCAATGAATTGGTAAAAGGTTCGCCTAATTCACAACATTGCTGTTCAGGAACTTCGGCGGCCGCCGATATTGAAATCTTCTCTGAGGAAGTATCAAATTTAGAACTGGCTGAATGGATTCGTGATAATTTAGATTTTGATCAACTGATTCTGGAAAACTATGCACCAGATCGGGTTTCAAAAATTACTGGAAAACCTGAAGGACCGAACTCAGGTTGGGTTCACGTTTCATTTTCCTCAGTTGGTGAAAACCGAAAAGATGTCAAAAGAATGGTCAAGGATAAGTCAGGAAATCCTAAATATTTTCCAGGGTTGACTGAATAGCAATGGGAGGAATAAAGATTGATTTTTTTCTGACCTTCTTAATCAGTCTTGAATGGTCTGGACAACCAGTTTCTCCCATTCTCAACCAATTCAAATTATTCACAAAATAAACTCAACTTTGATTGAACTTTGATTAGTTCAGTTTTCTGCAAAAAATCAAATAATATCAATAATTAAAAATGTTTTTGGATCATAATTGAAAATTTAGGTTTGTTCTTGTTTTTTTAATCATTTCAATCATTTAAAAATCCAATTCAACTTTGATCAACTTTGATTAGATCAAAATTTGCGTGTCAACTTTGATTGAACTTTGACTACGGTTCAATGCACTGACAGCAGATTGATGATGTTTCAATCGGGTTGGCAAATATCCCTCCGTGGTTCTTGAACTTGAATGACCACAAATATCCCTGACAGAAGTTGTACTCATCCCTGACTCAAGCATGGTTGTAATGGCATAGGATCTAATCGCATGGAACGGCCTTAAATCCTTGCGGTTAAAATCCCTAACAAGGATCCGTTTTAATGCAGTGCTGACACTGTACGGATCTACATAGCGATTGTATCCGTGACCATTATCCAAAAACCATCTTTCACCATCATTT